ATACAAGGGGGCCCTCAACGGCGCCAAGATATACGATGATTATGCCCACCATCCCGGCGAGCTGCAGGCTCTGCTGGATATGGCTCTGGCCCTGGACTACAAGCGGGTTATCCTCTGCTTCCAGCCCCATACCTACTCCCGTACCAAGGCCCAGTTTGAAAACTTCATCCGTGAGCTGAGCCGCCCCACCTTGACCTTCCTGGCAGAAATCTATGCCGCCCGCGAGCAGAATACCATCGGTATCTCTTCCAAGGATCTTGCCGATCGTATCCCCGGTTCCCGCTACTTCCCCACCTTTGAAGAACTGGAAGCCGCCCTGCGGGAAACCGCACAGCCCGGCGACCTGATTCTGACCGTAGGTGCCGGCAACATCTACCGCGTTGGAGAAGCCCTGATCGATAAGGGCTGACGCCTCCATTCTGTTACACACCGCTGAAGGAACTCCCTTCAGCGGTTTTTCTTTGAAAACCAATGAAATTATTTACCAAAAAATGAGTATATTGTCCTACTTGATTTTTAGTAGGCCACTGGACACGCATTTTTTGCAGTGGTATAATACGCTAAGGAAAACCTGTCCGGTGGCAAAAAGTCAAAGGCTGTCCACTGTGACAGGGGTTAGGATTTTCATGAAATATCATTAGGAAGGTGAGAATTGGTGAACTATACCAAGTATGCTCTGAAAAGCAATGAAGAGCTGGAAGCTCTGCTGGCTGACAAAGACAATCTGTTCATCCTTGCCTGCAACAAGTGCTTTAAAGAAATCGCTGCCGAAGAGGAACCCGAATGCAGCGAACTGGAAGCCCTTGCTGCCGCTCAGGGAAAAACCGTCACCGGCAGTCTGAAGGTTGACTTCCTTTGCAACAAATCCAGTTTTGGTTGTTCCCTGTGGTTTTGACATATAGTTTCCAATGTTAGAAGTTGCACCCTGACCATTGTTTGTATAGCCTGAACCACTGTCATTGAATCCACTGTTTGCAGTCATCACATTTCTTGTGGAATCTGTCACAAGTCCATCAATCCATTCCCAAATGTTGCCCCAAAAATCTTCAAGTCCAAAACACTTCACATGATGATTTTGGTCAGTCATATATGAAGGATTTGTCTGCTTGATGACTTCACAATCCATTCCCCAACTTTCAGTTCCACCTGATGCAATTGCAGCAGAATGACTTGAAAGAACATAACCATATCCAACAGCAGTCTGTGAATTCAAGGTCTTGTATTTCAGGATGAACATGACCTGTCTGAATGTCAACTGATAGAATCCTGACTGTTCATATCCAGTTCCATTTGCTTGTGCCTGTGTTCTGAATGTTCCAATGGTCTGTGAAGCTATGATTGTCTTTCCTTTCAGTGAACGCAACTTGCTTGATGCAGTATATCCCTTGTAAACACCAAGATAGAAGACATCCTTCTTGGTTGTCCCCCTGGTGTGTGCATTATATTCAAAATCTGCATTGTCAGGGTCATCTGTCATTGACACATAAACCTTTGAACCATTGGTTGTGATTTTCAATCCCCTTCTTGGGAATGCAATCATTGCATCACCTGCATTTCCTGAACTGATGTCAGCAGTTGTTCCATCTTCAAACTTGTCAAAATTGTTCTTCTGTAACTTTCCAACTTCAACACCATTCTTCAAAAGAACTGGATAATGACCAAAGAAGTCATCCCAATCAGAAGAACCTGCTGTCATTCCAGTTGCATCATCTGCATATGTGACAGATGTTGAAGGATTGCTGTTTGACAAATCAATGATTGCAGTCATCTTTCTGAATGCCTGTGGTGTTCCACTGATTCTGTTTGCTTCATTGATATTGGTTGCACCTGTGTCTGCATAAGGGAATAAAGCAAAATAATATGTCTGTCCATTTGTCAAACCATTGATGACAAAACCATTTGTCTTGTATGCATCAAGAACCTGATTGTCAACAAGAAGTGTTCCATCTTTTGGACTTGTAGGATATGAACCTGCCTTCTGAACAAGTTTTGTTCCCTTCCAAGTACAAATGACCTGACCTTCAATGACTGTGTTTCCAGGGTCAGACCATAAAACAGTCAACTTTCCATTTCCTGTTTTTACACTCAAACCACTAACATTTGAAGGTGATACACCACCACCAGTTTCAATGTCAACCCATTCACCTTCATCATTCTGCACCTGCAATGTGTCATTGTAATATCTGAAACCATGCACACCAGTTTCACCATATACACCAACACCTTTATGTGTATCAATCATCACTTCAATTGCTTCCACCTGTTCCATTGTAGGTGTGGCAGCAGGGTCAACTTCAATTGTCACTTGACTGGACTTGTCAACCTTTGTGTTCAATCTGTATGAAATACCACTGACAGTCTTTCCACCATATTCAGGCATATAATCAGGATTGTTGTCTGTTGCGACTGCATAAAGGATTTCATTGTTGTCAGAATCCTTTGCAAAAAGACCAACTGTTCTGACATAATAACCTTCTGTGATGTCACTATTGTCAAATGCTGCAAGCACTTCAACAATTGTTGTGTCTGTTCTTGTGGTCTTGGAAACAAGTGCAGTCTGTTTCACATCTGCAATACTTGTCAAACTTTCAAGTGTTGCACCTGAATAGTCATGTGAAGAAGTCACAACCTTTGTGAAGGTTGCAGTGGATGTTCCTGCAATCATCTTTGCAATAAGTTCCTGACCATTGCTTGTAATTACCAAATCATTCATTTTTGTTTTCCACCTTTCAATTTATTGTTCTTTGTAAATAACTAACCAGTGCAGATGATTCCCTGACAATTCCAGTCAATGAATGTTCTGTGTTAGTCTTTGATTCAATAGTGAACATTTCCTTTTTGACTGCACCTGCACCAGTGAAAACAGTTCCTTCCACTGTGTGAACCATTTCATTTGAAACATTCACAACAAGGTTCACTGGTATGATGTAGTTCAACATATAATCAAGTTCATCAACCTGACCTGACATTGACAATCTAACCCAAATATTCAATTCATAATCATTGAAGTTTGGTGTTATCATGTAACCATCTTCACCACATAAAGTTTTCAATCTTTCAGCAAGACTTTTGATTGTGTATGGAAGTGAATCATTCCATCTTGTGATGACCCTGGAAATTCTACTTTCCAGGGAATCTTCACTGTATGATGTCAGACCAAGCATTTCTTCAAATCTGCTGATTCCATCTTCATCACAAGTCAACATGAACTGATTATTTTTAACCTTTTCAGTTTCATCTTCCAATGCTTGAATATCTATTTGTTCAGATTGAAGTGTTTTTTTCAATTCAAGATATTCTTGCATAAATGGTGGAAGATAACTTATTAAGTCAACTTCCCTAACCATTTACAACACCCCCAAACACTGGAACTTGATATGTGCTACATTCACAATTGCTTTCAGAATCATTTATTTTTGTGTTTGTAATATCAAGAACACCATTGATTTCCATGATTGCTTTTTCAATCTGACTAATTCTAACTACAACAGTTGATTCATTTGCCCACATCATACGCAAAGAAAGAAGATAATCTTTCACCGCATTTTCAATGGAAGTTTTCAAACTATCAAATGAAAAACCAGTTTGGAATGTAATACTTGTTGAAACATTTATTGTTTTTTCCGAAACTGTATCAACTGTGACAATGTGTCCAATTGGTGCAATTCCAACACCTGTTGCATCACCTGTTGGGTCAATAGCAGTCTGAACTGCCTGAATCAATGTGTTTGATGCTTTATCAAAATTTGAATTCAGGATTGTCAATTTGACTGTTCCACCACCATTCCAAATTGGTGTGACTTTGGTGCTTCCAACACCAGGAAGACTGTTTGTTTTATTCAAATAATCATCCTTGTTTCCACCATATGCCTTTGAATCAAATGATGTCATATATTTTGTTCTTAATGAATCATCACTTTCAGCATCTTCACCAGGAATTAAGATTTCAGTCAAATAACATGTTTCAAGTCCTTGAATATATTCAATTGGAATCATCTGACCAAACACTGTGTTTCCAATACTTCCAACACTTTCACATTTCAATGAATAAACACCATCATCTATTTTTTCAATGATTTCATAGTTTAAGTTTTCACAAGAAAATCTTGTTCCTGGAATCAAAATTATGCTTGTTGGTGTAAATTCACCTTTTAATGTCGCATATGTTGCAGGGTTTCTTGTGATTCCCCTTTCAGCACACCTTCTTTCCAAATATTCACCTGATGCAGTGTCTGCAAAAGTATCATTCAGGATGACATCAAGTTCAATATACATAAGCTGAAGTTCAACCGCAGCAGGTGCAAGTGCATCATAAATGATTGAACCTTCCCTTTTGTCCATAGAAT